TCCCCCCGTCGTGCTTGTATCGATGCTGGCAACCAGTAGACGAAAGCCGTCCTTGGTCGCTGGCATCTTCAATCCCAGTGCAGTAAATTGCGCGTTCAAGTCTTTCATTTCAGCGGCTGATTGCTCGGCGGGTGAAAAGAAGTCTTTCAAGTAATCAGATAGGCCGCTACTCAATTGCGACGTACCGCCCGCGCCCTGGATCATGGCCGAAGTCAGGCTATTGCCGTTGAGCGCAACGTCGTTCATTGCCTTTTGAATCGACAACAGGTTTTGATACAACGTCACCATGTCAGCGGCAGAGCCAGTAAACGCTTGAATGATCTGGCCGATACCGCTCACGACGGAATTGGTCACCAGGCGCAACTGCGGCGACAATCCTCCGGTGCGTGTGAATAGCTGTGTGGTTTCGGTCGTCACCGTTTGCGCGGCGACTATGGTTTGTCGTTCAATCTCTGTTGCGATGTCGCCTTGCTTGTTCACGATGTCGGTGAAGCTGACCGCAGTCAACCCTAAGCCTTGCATGGCGACGTTGGCTTGTTCAACGCCGGTCGCGACACGAACAAGGGTCGTTAAATACCCTTCGCCGACTTGCGCAAACTGCGACAAGTTCGGCAACAGGTTTTGCGATATCAGCGAATTGACAATCTTGTCTGTCGTCGCAGACAGTACGGAATTTAACGCCGTGGTCAACGCAGTGCCAGTCAATCCTTGCAACGATATGTTGGTCTGAATAGGGATATTGGCAACCGCTTTGCCGACATCGGTTGCACTGCTACCGATAGCGGTTGCAGCAGCCTGTAACGTCGATTCCAGCGACGAAAATATCAATGCGAACTGTTGCGACGTTTGCGCAGAAGCTGCTTGCGTCACCTGCGAATCGCTATTGCTGCTCTCGTGGAACCAGCCGCCATCTACGTGCGTGTTGACGGTCGCGTAGTCGTCAACGCCCTGGCCCTGCGCGAGCGCCCCAACCGTCCCCGACAACTGCAAGCCGCTATCAATCACCGATTTGGAAGTGCTACCCCCGAAAAAATTACTGATGCGATTGGTCAGCCCGCCCAACAGATTATTGATCGCGCCACCAACGACATTCCCAAGCAAGCCATTGGTCAAGCTATCGACAGCAGTTGTCAGCGCCCGACTGGTCGCAGAACTTGTCTTGCCGGTTTCAATGCCCATGTTGGTGCCTGATATGCCCTGCCCTTGCAAGATGTTGGACACGCCATTGATGCCGTTCTCAATAGCTTGCAACGACGTCGCCATCTGACTGGTCAGCGGCAGCAACGCGCCGGAATTGTTGACAAGCAGTTTCATGCTGGCCGCGATGGAATCGCTTTGCTTCTGCGCATCGCCGTAGCTTGTGCCTGTGCCTTGCGCGGCCTGCTGTTGCGCGGCTGAATTTGGATCGGGCGCGCTATCACCGCCGGTCTTGACGACAAAGCCCAGCCCGACCATTACAGCGGCCATAGCGGCCATGCGCGCCCAGGCGGTATAGGGATCACCCATCGATTGATTTGCAACGCCAGCAGCAGCCGCAGAGTTACCAATCAGCCAGTTAGCGGCGGCGATGATCGCGCTACCGCCTGTCGCTGCATCGGCCTTGGCCGCTTCGCCAACGACGACGGCGCTTGTCTCGGTATTGACGGCAAACAGCTTCTTAGCCAATGATTCGACTGTCAATGCCATCTCGGCCACGCGATAAGCCTTCTCCACGTCTTCCATGAGCTTGTAGCCCCTGGAGTTCTTATCAAAGAAAGATGCGGCAGCAGCGGCGATGTCGCCGTACTGCTTGATCTGTGCTGCTGCCGAATTTTGATTCGCCTTATCCTGCGCCGCCTGGATGACTGCCTGGTCACCATTGGCCGCATCCGTTTCGGCTTTTAGCTTGGTCTGAATTTCGTGCGTGGTGTTGCCGTAGTCAACGAAAGCCGATGTCATCTTGCCGATGGCCGTACCGATATTGCCGAATGATGTCGTCAACTCGGTTTCCATCTGCTTGACGGCTGTGATCGCATCCTTGAATTGTTGGGTGTCGATCTTCTTTTGTTCTTCGGCAGCATCCAGCGCAGCGCCTTGCTGCTTCAGTTCCATCAATTGCTTTTGCTTGTCGATTTTCTGCTGCGTCACCGCCAGCAATTGCGCATCGATAGCAAGCGAATTGCCGTCCAGTGTGTTGCTGGCGATCATTTCGGTCAGGTATTGCGCATAGCTTTCGGACTCGGCCAGCTTTTCCGCTTCGATCTGCTTTAACGCCAGGTCGCGCTGCGACGCTGTCTGCCCAATCAGCGCATTGTGTTGCTTCTGCTTGGCAATGGCGTTATCCAACTGCGTGTTTTGCGTAGCGCCTACTTGTTCGATAGCCTTCGATATCGAATCGTAGATTGCTTCCTGGTCGATCAGGAATTTATTGACGCCGGAATTCTCGATTTCGGTGGCTTGCGCTTGCAGGCGCGTCAACTCGTTTTGATGCGCCTGGCGTTGCGTGGCGTCCAGGCCCGCGACCTGCAACATCGCTTGCTCGTATTGCTGTTTGGATGTGTTGACTTCCAATGCATTGTTGGTCATCTCTGCATCGAATTGCGATTGCGTGATCTGGTGACGCTTCAATTGTGCGCTGAGGTCGTCGGCCTCGGTCTTGATTGCAATCTCGCGCAATGCTTCCGCTGCTTTTTGTTGCGCGTCGATCTGCGCTTGTGCGCTGTTGTCCGCATACTTGGCAACGATCTTGGCTTTTTCTTCGGCCAGGGCTTCTTCGCCAATACCCGCCTTTTGCGCAGCGGCGGTAACCGCCTCGATCTCATCGACCATCTGCTCATGGCGGCTGCGATTGGCCTGGACGATCTTGTCCCACGCCTGCTTGCCTTGTTCCTGGATTTGTTCGTGCTTCGTCTTTTCGGCTTGGAGCGCTGCCGCTTCGTCTTCAGCGCGTGCTTGTGCCTTCAGTTGCGCCATCTGCGCAAGGTCATCTTTCAAGCGTTGCATTTCTGCTTGCGCGGCGGTGCTTTGGGTGTCTCCCTTGTACGTAGTGTTAAGACGGTTCGTACTATTGTCGATATCGGCCTGCAAGCGTGTGATTTGCTGGCCGACAGTGTCATCACCTGCCGCGCCTTTCATCGATTCCCATGCGCTCTTGGCCGCATTGGACAACTTGATCCAGGCACCTTCCAGCGTGCCGACCTTTTTTGCATGTCCTGCAAAGTCGTCATAGAACGCGGCCATCACAACGCGGATAGCTTCGGACTCGTTGCCTTGCGCAACCAGTTGGCGCACGTAGTCCATGTCACTAGCAGACATCGCGTGATACTGCTTGTTGTGTTCTTCGGCCCAGGCGACGACGTTGTCGCTCATCTTGACGAATTCTTTAACGACTGCGTCCGACGATGTGCCGGTAGCCTGGGCGAACGCAACGGCGGTCTTGCCGGTGGCTTCAAAGGTGTCAGAAGTAAAGCGGCCACTGGCGGCAAGCCCTGTCAAAATCTCGCGTGCCTTCCCGGCACCAGCATTGTCGATATTGCCCATCGACTGCGCCATCGTATTGATCTTGTCTTCGGTCAGGCCCGCCATGTTGCCAGTCAGGTCAAGGGCTTGCCGGATGGCTTCTTGCTCTTGCGAGGCTTCATAGGCAGCAACGCCGAACGCAGCAACTGCTGCAACGATTGCCATGATGCCCAGGCCGACCGGTGTAAAAAGCGCGGGCAGCAATCCCATGCGACTTGCAAGCACCGTTGCGCTGCCTGCCATCTGATCAAAACTGCCCGACGCGAATTCGCGGCCCAACACCATGACTTCGCGTGTTGTGCCAGCGGTCGCAATGCTCAAGCCGTTTTGCGCAGCAGTGGCCGCCGCGATCTGCGCAATCATCGGCGCGGCTTCTTCGGTTAAGCCTAACTCTGCGGCGCGCATTTCCAGCAACTGCGCTTTGTTCAAGCCGATGGCGGCGGCTTGCTCGCGCAAGCTGTCCAGGTAGGCAAGCTGGCCGACCGTCAATTGCGCGGTGGCATTGCTCAAATCCTTTTGCGCTGCCGCCATTGACGCACCGACGTTCTGGGCCGACGCGCCCATCCTGGTAGTGGCTTCGGTAACCTGGTCGATACCGTCAACAGCATCCTTGTTGCCGTCAACGCTGATCTTGATACCTAATTCCACCACTTGCGCCATGTCTCTATCCTCATTGTTGCTGCTGTTTGTCTAACTGTTCCTGCCACTGCTTGCGAATCACTTCCAGGGCCGCCGCTTCCATGATCCGAATTTCGTTAAAAATTTCCGGCCACTTCCTTCGCCTGACGTCCGGCCTGTAGCGTTCAACGATGGGTAACGCCGCATACTTGATGTTTGTTCGCACGCCGTCTGCATTGACGTCCCATTGCGTTGACAGCGCCAGGAATACTTCCAGCGTCGTGCGATTGTCGCGATGTACTTCGTAGCATTCGCGTTCCGTCGTGGCTTCGACCGGCGCATCGGCAATTTCATCTTCCAGGCCAAAGGCGCGCATGTCTTCGGCCAATTCGTCGCTGATGTGGGCGTTGTCGAATCCGTCATTGCTGCGTCCGCCGCCCGCCCACCAAGCGGCGGCCCCTTCTAGTTTTTTGCCTTGGCCCCGGAGATGGAAGCAAAGAAGGTTTTAACGATGGTCATTCGCGTCGGGAAAACGTTCAACACGGCGGCGAGATTGGCTTCGTTAAATTCCAGCAGAGTGCCGTTCTCGTCCTGGACGTCCTTCCAGCCGACCAACACTTCATCAATGAGACCTTTATCGGTTAATGTCTTCGCGCCCAAGCGATCAGTAACGTCATCCAGTTCTTCCTGCGACAACCGCTTGAAAGTCGCGGTGAAGGCTTTTTGCTCGGTTTTGCCGTTATCGCCTGGTACATCGACCTTGACCGGCGTTGTGTATGTTGGGGTGGTTGAAATTTTGAACATGTGTGTTTCCTTGTTGGGTACTGCGGTTAGATATTGATCATGGTGATTTCATCGTTACCGACGACAGGCGTCGGCTCCAGCGTCAGCTTGTAGGCCAGCATGTCATCGATCTTGTCGTAGTTCGCATCGAGAACACGGCACAGCATGTTGAGCTGGATTTTCTTTCCTGCTACGCTGCCGTGCGTGGTCGTAACCGGCACCACCACGCCGGAACTTGCGAGCGTGAACGGATTGAATGTGCCGAGGTCTGTCGCCAGCACTGTCGCCGTGGCCTGTGGCGCGCGATCAGAGATAACGATTTCCTTTTGCGGCCCAGGCAAATCCATGCGGCTGACCTTGTTCCCGAAAGACCAATCAAGCTGTGACAGCGGCAATGCGACGCCGTTAATCGACAGCGGCAAGGTATTGGCGCTATTCGATCCTTCTTCAATCGGCCAGCCGGTACGCGTGACCGCAGGCGCGGCCTGGGGCGCTGGCACCACATATTGAAAATCGAAGGAGAAACTAAGCGTCGGTGTTCCTTTTGCGGCAATCTTGCCTTTCACTTCGCCCCGGCCACCCAGCAATGCATGCTGTGCGCCATCGATATTGATGTACGCGCAGACGCTGCCGAAATTGGAGCTAACCAGGTTATAGGCCGCCGACGTGGTGGCGGTGAGGGTTTCAGCCGTGCCGCATGCCAGCAGCAGCGGTGCCCACTTTGGCGACGTGCCAGCCGTGCCGGAACCGGCCAGCGCAACGTCAAACGTCAGCTTGGCCCAGGACGTCACGATAATGTTGCCGCTGTTGCCCAGGTAAGGCAGATCGATATTGCGTGCAACCTTGTCGTTATCCATCGGCGTCAACACCACGTTGCGCGCCTCGATCCAGTTGGCCGCGCCGGTTGGGATCGCATCGACGCCATAGGTCGCTTCCGGTTTGATCAAGACGGCCTTGTTGCGCCAGCGGCGCGGTGTAATCAGGTTGGGCATTGTTGTTCCCCTTCATGTGTAACGATTTGCGTGTCGGACGCCGGAATCTCGGCCACTTGCTCAGTTACCGGCGCATCCGTGGCCGCGACTGGTGTGCGCTTGCCGGTTACCGGATCGGCGATATAGCGCCCACCGATTCCCCAATACGGGCATTTTGAAAAGTCGTTCAATTTGCACTCCTGTCGATGTACGACGTTAAATAGATGTCTTGCCACCACATATGCATGTCCTTGAAAGCCAGGAGGCCGCTACGGCCACGCGCCAGTGGGTCATAGTCGGGTGCCGCCTGCCAACCTAGCAACGCCGTCTTGACTGCTGCGCGCAGTGTTTCCAAGTCCTGCCTGGCCGCGACGCCTTTCGGGTCGCTGACGTTGCGCACTACCAGAATTACGCCAAGCGTCACGGACACGCGCTGGATAACCAAATCGCCCATTGCGCTATTGCCGGGGTTTTCTTCCAGGGGGATGACAAACGCGGCGGGTGTACCTTTTGGCAAACTCTCGGCGGCATTCTGGAACTGTGCAGCACCGCCGACGTGCTTGAGCAATGGCACATTGGTTTCCAGCCTGGCGATGACGGCGTCAATCATATGAAGCGATCCCGCTTAAAAACCGATGGCACTGGTTCCACGATGGCGACAATAGACGGCGCATAGTCCTGGATCGGCGCAGCGGCTTGCAGCACTACTACGCCGTCTTGTACGTCCTTCAGCCATGCCACAGCATCAGTGAAGTCATTACGCGCCCGCTCCGTGACGGCGTCGCCTAGCAAGTAATAGCGTGCGATAGCGCATGCAACTTGCGTAAGCTTCGCCGGAACCGTGTTTAACGGCAGTGTGTAGCCGCCGACCAGGTAACCGTCAATCATCGCGTTGGCATCGGCCAGGATGACGTTTAACGCGCCAGGGTCTAGCATCGCTTCGCGTTGGGCGATCTCGTCTGCCCCATAGCGTTGCGTCAGATCGGCGCGGGCTGCGTAGGTCATGCCGATTCGCCTTGAGACTCGTTATCGGCTGCTTCGGCCTTGTCGTCAGCGTTGACTGCATCGTCCGCCTGGTCGTCTTCCATCTCGATTTCCTTCACGGTCAGACCTGGGCAACGCTTGATTTCCTTGATTTGATCTTCGGTCAGATCGGACACCTTGACCTTTGTCGGTCTGTCGCTCCAGGACAAACCGGCGCGGCTGAAACCGTGCAGGATTGCCGTGACTTCCAAACCGGGAACGGTGCCGCTCGTATCTTGCCCCTGGTCTTTGCCCTTCTTGTTGCCTTGTGCATCCTTCTTCGTCGCTGTCATGACTACTCCTGTTTGTTGATTCATTGATTTGACGTCACGGCTGCGCAAGCACAGCCGGACGCATTAGGCCGTGGTGGCCGGTTAGTTGTTATTCGCTTGGGTGCCGTCCGAGCCGTAGCACAGTTGCCAGAAGGCGTAACCGCCTGCTGCACGCGCTTCGCAGCCGAACTTGTACATCTTGCGATTGAAGACGTCTGCGGCCTGCGGATCGATCTGCTGCACGAATACAGGTGCCTTGCGTTGTTGATAGATGAACGGCTTGACCGGCTTTGTCGTGTCCAGCAGGAACCAGGCTGTTTTGGACATCAAGCGTTGATCGACCACGACTTCATAAGCGCCCTTGAATGGATTGGGCTTGCCATCTTGCAGGCGGTCGGTCGTCATCAGCGCGTTGGCGGTTTGCTTCAACGCTGGCGGCACCAACAAGATGTTGCCCTGAATGTTCAACGGTCGGCCCTGGTCGTCAACCATGCTCATCAACACAGTATCCGCTGCGCCCAGGCTGGCCTGCGCTGCTGTCAAGCTGGAGACAGATAACGCCAAAGTGCCGCGATTGCTCATCGTGCCAGGGGTGCCATCGGGATTGGTAATCGGATGATTGACGTCGCAAAAGAATTGCTTGTCGTAG